CTGGGCAGGACGCATCCGCTGGTGCGGACCCAGTTCTTCAGCGAGGAGCTGGATTCGGGCGGGGGGATGTTCACTGCGGCGCGGCGCCAGCTGATGACTGGCAGCCATCCGCCGCTGGATGCGCCCCAGCCCGGCAAAGCCTATGCGCTGCTGCTGGATGCCGCCGGGGCGGATGAGGGCGTGGCGGCTGGTTCGGCGGAGCTGGCAAACCCCGCCCGGGACGCCGCCGCGCTGACGGTGGTGGAGGTGGATACCGCCACGCAGGAGGTGCTGCGCGCCCCCACCTACCGGGTGGTGCACCGGCGCACCTGGCTGGGCGAGCCGCACCCGGCGCTCTTCAGCCAGCTTGCCGCCCTGGCGGAACACTGGCGGGCGCGCTGGGTGGTGATGGACGCCACCGGGGTGGGCGCCGGGCTGGCGGGCTTTTTGGAGAAAGCCCTGCCCGGCAGGGTGATCCCCTTCACCTTCAACACTGCCACCAAGTCGGCGCTGGGCTGGGGCTTTTTGGCGGTGGTGGATTCCGGCAGGTTCCGCGATTTTGCCCTGCCGCCCGGGCAGGAACACTGCCCGCAGGCGGAGCTGCAGGAATGGTTCCGCCGCCAGGTGGAATCAGCGCAGATGACCGTGCTGGAAGGTCCCGAGCGGCGGATGCGCTGGAGCGTGCCCGATTCCGCCCGCCATCCGCAGACCGGTGCGCCGCTGCACGATGATTTGTTGATTTCGGCGGCGCTGTGCTGGCGGCTGGATGACCTGCCCTGGACGAGCGGCGCGCCCGCCCTGGCTGTCCGCGCCCCCGACCCGCTGCGGCAGATGGAGCGCGAGGAGCGCCGCCGCCGCTGGGAGTTTTAACCCGTTGATCCACCGAAAGGAGGAACCCTGTTGAACCTGAAAACCGCAATGACCCGCTTTGCCCGCCGCGTGCGCCAGGCGCTGGCGGTGGAGACGCTGATCGTGGACCCCGGCTTCCACGAGGCAGCCGCACCGCGCGAGCGTGAAACCTGGGACCGGGAGGAGCTGCAGCGCCAGGCGCTGGAAGCCTGGCGGCACAACCCGCTTGCCCGGCGGATTGTATCGCTGACCACCCAGTATGTGCTGGGCGGCGGAATTCAGCTGCGCTCGCCCAACCCGCGCGTCCACGCCTTTTTGCAGGCATGGTGGCACCATCCGCTGAACGCCTGCCCGCTGCGCGCCGTGGAGTGGTGCGACGAGCTGACCCGCTCCGGCGAGATCTTCTTCCTGCTCTCCACCGATGCCGCCGGGATGAGCTACGTGCGGGCGGTGCCTGCCCTGCAGGTGGCGGAGATTCAGACCAGCGCCGGGGATACCGCCCAGGAGACCGGCTACAGTTTCAAGCCGGTGCAGGCGGCGGGCTGGGACGATTCCCCCTGGCTGGGGGAGCGCACCTACCCCGCCGACGGGCTGGAAAGCGGCACCGGCGGTGCTCCGCCGCCCGCGGTGCGCCACTATGCCGTCAACCGCCCGGTGGGCGCGGTGCATGGCGAATCGGACCTGGCGCCCATGCTGCGCTGGCTTGTCCGCTACACCAGCTGGCTGGAGGACCGCGCCCGGCTGAACCGCTACCGCAATTCGTTTTATTTTGTCGTCAAGGGCAATTTTGCCTCGGAGGCGGAGCGGCGCACCCGCCAGGCGCTGTTGAACACCAACCCGCCCACCCCCGGCTCCATCCTGGTGGCGGATGCCTCGGAGGCGTGGGAGGTGATCAGCCCGCAGCTGGAATCGCACGAAGCCGCCGCCGACGGGCTGGCGCTGAAGAAGATGATCGCCGCGGGGGCGGGCATTCCGCTGCATTTCCTCGCCGAGCCGGAATCCTCCACCCGCACCACCGCCGAATCCGCCGGGGAGCCGGCAATGCGCTTCTTTGCCCAGCGCCAGGCGTTCTTTTTGCAGATGGTGGCGGACCTGGCGCGGGCGGCGGTGCGGCGCTATGGCTGCGTGAACCAGCGCCTGGATGTCTCGGCGCCGGTGGAGGTGCTTGGCACCGACCTTTCCAGCCGGGATAATGCCGCCCTGGCGGGGGCGGCGGGCGCCGTGCTGGATTCCTGGCTGGCGCTCTACGACCGCGGGCTGGTGGATGCCACCGAGCTGCTGCGCATGGCGTACCGCTTCGCCGGGGAGGCGGTGGACCTGGATGACCTGCTGCGCCGGGCGCAGCGCAAGCCCAACCCAACATCCCAAGGAGGTGATGTATGACCCAATTCGTTCCCATTCCCCTCAACGACCCGCTGACCGGGATGCGCCGCTCCTGCCGCATGCAGCTGCGCATGCAGGAAAGTGAAGACCGGCGCACGTTTGAAATCCTTGCCATTACCGCCGGGAAAGGCAACGGCTGGCAGTTCCCGCCCGCTGTACTGCAGGAATCCCTGGCGCTGTGGGACGGCGTGGAGACTTTCATTGACCACACCGCCGAGTTCCGCCTGCATTCCCTGCGCGACCTGGCGGGCGTCTGCGCCAACCCGCGCTGGGATGCCGAAGCGCAGGGCATCCGCCTGACGCTGACCCCGACCGGTCCCTCCGCCGACCTGCTGGTGGAGACGGGCAGGGAGTGGCTGGCATGCCCGGAACCCCGCCCCCGGCTGGGCTTTTCGGCGGACCTGTTCTTCACCGCCCTGCCCGACAAGCCGGAGGTGACCAAAATTCTCAAGGTCCTTTCGCTGGACCTGGTGCATATGCCCGCCCGCGGCGGCGCCTTCGTGCAGGAGGAGATCACGCTGCTGGATGGCTCGAAGCCAACCCAAACCTTCCAGGAAATCTGGATGGAATTGATCGAAGGAGAAAAGAAGATGACCAACCCCAACCCGCCCGAACCGCAAGCCGTGCAGCCCACCCTGCCGGGGATTGAACCGTTCCCCGCCACGCCGGAGGAGCTGTCCCGCGCCCTGCTGGATGCCCGCCTGGCACAGACCGGGCTGCCCATCACGCTCACCAGTTCAATCCGCGCCCGCTTTGCGGGTCGCCCGTTCACCCCCGCCGAGCTGGATGCCGCCCTGCAGGAAGCCCGCAGCCTGGTGGCGGAGCTGCAGGGTCCGCGGGCAATTGCCGGGACGCCGCCGCTTTCGATGGTGACCGCCGAGGAGCGCCTGCAGGCAGCCGTGGACGACCTGCTGGGTGCGCCGCGCGACCCGGAGATGGCAAATGCCCGCGTCGAGCGGCTCTCCGGCATCCGCGAGCTGTACACCATGCTGACCGGCGACCTGGACCTGACCGGCGGTTACCATCCCCGCAATGTGCGCCTGGCAACCACCGCCACCATGGCGGGGCTGGTGAAGAACGCCCTCAACAAGATGATCGTGCACCAGTGGAAGGAGCTGGGGCGCGCCGGGTACCGCTGGTGGGAGCCGGTGGTGACGGTGGAGCATTTCAACAGCCTGCAGCAGATCAGCGGGGTGCTGGTGGGCGAGATTGGGACGCTGCCCAGCGTGCCGGAAGGCTCCGACTATTCCGAGCTGCCGCTGGATGATTCGACCGAGACCGGCGCCTGGGCAAAATATGGCGGCTACCTGCCGCTGACGCTGGAGCTGATTGACCGGGATGACATCTTCCGGCTGAAGCAGTACCCCCGCAAGCTGACCTCGGCTGCGCTGCGCACGCTGAGCGGCTTGATTGCCGGGGTGTTCACCGCCGGGGGCGGCGTGGGTCCCACGCTTTCGGACGGCAAGGCGCTGTTCCATGCCGATCACGGCAACCTGGGCAGCACGGCGCTCTCCGGCACCTCGTGGGAGGCAGCCTCGGCGGCAATCTACAACCAGGCGATGCTGGCAGCTTCCGGCGTAACCGGTCCGGCGCTGGCGAGCGATGCCAAGTACCTGCTGGTGCCGCGCGCCCTGCGGCTGACCGCCATGCGCATCCTGTATCCATCTTTTGAACGCGAGGCAAATTATTTCAGTGAGAATATGCAGCGCGGCGAGATGGGCGATGTGATCACCGTGCCGGAGTTCAGCGATGGGAACAACTGGGCAGCCGCCGCCGACCCGCGCCTGGCGCCTGCCATCATTGTGGGCGAGCGGTTTGGCTTGCAGCCGGAGGTGTTCATCGCCGGGGACGAGACTTCGCCCGCCATGTTCAACAATGACGAGGTGCGGCTGAAGGTGCGCCATTTCCTGTCGGTGTTTGTGGCGGATTACCGCCCGCTGTACAAGGCAAACGTTGCTTAACCGGCATTTCAACCAGGACAAGGAGGAACCCATGGAAAAACTGAAACTGTTGCTTGGCAGCCGCAAATTCTGGGCTGCGCTCATCGGGCTGACGTTCGTCTGCCTGCAGGCGTGGTACCCCGATTTCCCCGTCGGCGAGGAGGAGCTGACCAACGTCATCTACCTGCTGGCAGCCTACATCCTGGGCGTGGCAATTGAACCCCGCCTGAACGCCTGAGGCAGCCATGACGATCACCCTCGCCACCGTACGCACCCACATCCGCCTGCTGCTGGCGGACCCCGAAAGCCGCACCTGGACGGACGCCGATCTCGACGAAGCCGTCCGGCAGGCGCTGGCGGAGCTGGCAGGGGCGGCGGGCGCCCCCATCCCCCTGGAAGGGCTGACGCTGTCCAACCGCCCGGACCGCGCGCGGTTCATCTTCCCTGCCGACA